GAACAACGGAGCTCCTACCTACATAACCGGTTCTCATTGGATGTATCTTCAGTGGTCTAGTATTGACGTAGGATATCCTGATTTCAGAGAAGCAAATAGAATCTATTGGATATTTTGGGAGGCATGCAGAGCCGACCCTAGATCTTTTGGTATGATATACCTGAAGATAAGACGTTCAGGTTTTTCATTTATGTCATCATCAGAGTGTGTCAATATAGCTACTTTGGCTAGAGACTCTAGAATAGGTATATTGTCAAAGACGGGTGCTGATGCTAAGAAAATGTTTACCGATAAGGTAGTCCCCATAAACAATAGACTTCCGTTCTTCTTTAAGCCAATTATGGATGGTATGGATAAGCCTAAAACCGAATTGGCGTTTAGGGTTCCTGCATCAAAGATTACAAAGAAGAACATGCATGAAGTCAACGACGAAAGCATAGACGGATTGGATACGACTATAGATTGGAAGAATACAGAGGAGAACTCTTACGATGGAGAGAAGTTGTTGTTTTTGGCTCATGACGAGAGTGGAAAGTGGGTGAAGCCAAATAATATTCTTAACAATTGGCGTGTAACTAAAACCTGTTTAAGGTTGGGTAGCAAGATTATTGGCAAGTGTATGATGGGTTCTACGTCAAATGCTTTGAGCAAAGGTGGTGATAATTTTAAAAGTCTTTACGAGGATTCTATAATAGGCACTAGAAATGCGAATGGTCAGACAAAAAGCGGATTGTATGCTTTGTTTATTCCAATGGAATGGAATATGGAGGGGTTTATAGATATTTATGGAATGCCTGTATTTAAAAAGCCTGAGCAACCAATAAAGGGAGTTGATGGAGGAATGATAAAGAATGGAGCAGTTGATTATTGGGAAGCTGAGGTTGACTCTCTAAAGAATGATTCTGATGCACTAAATGAGTTCTATCGTCAGTTTCCTAGAACAGAGTCGCATGCATTTAGAGACGAGAGTAAGCAAGCTTTATTTAATCTTACTAAGATATACCATCAGATAGACTATAACGATAGTATGATAAAAGAACATTATCTTACTAGAGGAGCGTTTTATTGGAAGGATGGAATAAAGGACACTGAGGTAATATGGAAGCCTGATAAGAACGGAAGATTTCTTATTAGTTGGACTCCGCCAAAGCACTTGCAAAACAATGTGCACGAAAGACTAGGCGTTAAGTATCCCGGCAATGAGCACTTGGGGTCTTTTGGGTGTGACTCATACGATATATCTGCGGTGGTTGGAGGAAGAGGCTCAAATGGTTCTCTTCACGGAATGACTAAGTTCCACATGGACGAGGCTCCTACTAATGAGTTCTTTTTAGAATATATAGCTAGGCCTCAAACAGCAGAGATATTCTTTGAGGAGGTTCTTATGGCTTGTGTGTTTTATGGCATGCCAATACTTGTAGAGAACAATAAGCCTAGACTTCTTTATCATTTAAAGAATAGGGGATATAGAGGATTTGCTATGAATAGACCTGATAAGCAATTAGCTAAACTCACAAAAACGGAAAAAGAATTAGGAGGAATACCGAACTCTTCGGAAGACGTTAAGCAAGCTCATGCTGCCGCTATTGAGTCTTATATAGAAAAGTATGTGGGATTGGATTTGGAAGGAAGATATAGAGACCCTGAGCAGATGGGTACTATGCCGTTTATAAGAACGCTAGAGGATTGGGCTAAGTTTGATATATCAGACAGAACAAGATTCGATGCTTCTATAAGCTCAGGCTTGGCTATTATGGCTAATCAAAAGCATTTATATATGCCTGAAAAAAAAGATTCAAGAATAAGTATTAACTTCGCAAGGTATAAACAGGATGGATCATTAAGCCAAATAATTAGATGAACAACATAACAATAGACATAACATCTGCGGTATTTCCTAGTCAATTAGCTACGGATGCAGAAAAAGCATCAAAATCTTTTGGACTTCAGGTTGGTCAGGCTATTCAATACGAGTGGTTTAGGAAAGACGGAAATGCATGCAGATACTATAGTCAATGGAGAGAGTTCCATAGATTAAGGCTGTACGCTAGAGGTGAGCAATCTGTTGCTAAGTACAAGAATGAGTTAGCTGTAGATGGGGATTTGTCTTATTTGAATTTGGATTGGACTCCTGTTCCAATACTTCCAAAGTTTGTTGATATTGTTGTAAATGGAATGTCTGATAGATTATTTAAGGTTAAGGCATACGCTCAAGATGCAATGTCTCAATCAAAAAGAAATAAGTATCAGGACATGATTGAAGGGCAGATGGCAGGAAAGGATGTTCTTAGTAAGATTCAGGAGGCAACAGGAGTAAATCCGTTTGTCATGGACCCTGAAGAACTGCCAAATAGCGATGAGGAGTTGAGCCTTTATATGCAGCTTAATTATAAGCCTGCTATAGAGATTGCTGAAGAAGAGGCTATTAATACAATATTTGACGAGAATAAGTATGACGATATAAGAAAGAGGCTTGACTATGACAATACGGTTATCGGTATTGCTATAGCAAAGCATGAGTTTCTTCCCGGATCGGGAGTTAAAATCTCTTACGTAGACCCTGCTAATGTGGTGTATAGTTATACTGAAGACCCATATTTCAAAGACTGTTTTTATTGGGGAGAGATAAAGACTCTTCCTATAACCGAGTTGATGAAAATAGACCCTACACTTACCAAAGAAGACTTGCAAGAAATATCAATGTATAGCAAGGGTTGGTATGACTATTACAACGTATCTCAGTTTTACAACAATAGTATTTTCTCTCAGGATACATGCACATTGATGTATTTTAATTACAAAACAACAAAAAAGGTTGTATTTAAGAAGAAGATATTGGAGAGTGGTGGTTCTAGGGTTATTCAAAAAGACGATACATTTAATCCTCCTGTCGAAATGATGGAGGAAGGCAACTTTACAAAGATTGAGAAGACTATAGACGTTTGGTATGAAGGTATAATGGTTATGGGTACAAATATCCTTATCAAATGGGAATTGTCTCAGAATATGGTTAGACCTAAGTCTGCTAGTCAGCATGCTATACCAAACTATGTTGCTTGTGCTCCTAGAATGTACAAAGGAGTGATTGAGTCTTTGGTTAGAAGAATGATACCGTTTGCTGATTTGATTCAGGTAACACATTTAAAGCTTCAGCAAGTAATCAATAGAACTGTGCCTGATGGTGTATTTATAGACGCTGACGGATTGAATGAAGTTGATTTAGGTACAGGTAATGCATATAATCCTGAGGACGCTCTTAGGCTTTATTTCCAAACAGGTAGTGTTATTGGAAGAAGCTTTACAGGTGATGGTGATTTTAATAATGCAAGAGTTCCAATCACTCAGCTTACGTCAAACTCAGGAGCGAGTAAGACTCAAATGTTGCTTGCAAACTACAATCATTACTTGGATATGATTAGGTCTGTAACCGGCTTGAATGAAGCTCGTGATGGTTCTATGCCTGATCCAAACTCATTAGTTGGTCTTCAGAAGCTAGCTGCATTGAATTCAAATACGGCGACAAGGCACATACTTCAAGGAGGCCTTTATTTGTATAAGACTTTGGCAGAAGCTCTTACTTATAGGGTAGCAGATATATTAGAGTACGCTGATTTTAAAGATGACTTTGCTAATAAGATAGGAAAGTACAATGTATCTATACTAAATGATATATCCGATTTGTATTTATATGACTTCGGTATATTTATAGAAGTAGCTCCTGATGAAGAACAGAAATCGCAGCTTGAGGCAAATATTCAAATGGCATTATCCAAAGGAGATATTAATCTTGAGGATGCTATCGATATTCGTGAGATTAAGAATCTTAAGCTAGCTAATCAGCTTCTTAAAGTCAAGAGAGTTAAGAAGCAGGATAGAGAAGAAAAGATGGCTATGCAGAAGCAAGCTATAACTGCACAGCAACAAATGCAATCTCAGCAATTGGCTGCACAAGCGGCTATGCAGAAAATTGAAATGGAGACTAGGGCTAAGATGCAAATCAAGCAAGCTGAAATAGCATTTGAGATACAGAAATTGGAGAAAGAGGCGCAGTTGAAGTCTCTTCTAATGGCTGAGGAGTTCCAATATAACCAACAGTTGAGTGGATTAGAGACTTCTACTCTATCCCAAAGAGACAAAATGAAGGAAGATGCTAAGGCAAAGAGAATTAGTCAGCAGAATACCGAGCAATCAAAGCTTATAGATCAAAGAAAAAATAATCTTCCTCCATTAAATTTTGAGTCAAATGAAGATAGTTTAGATGGTTTTGATTTAGGAGAATTTGAGCCTCGTTAAAAATGTAGTTTTTTTTATATAATTTTGTAATAATTAAATCAATTTAAAATGGAATTTAAAGTAAGATTATTAGATGGAGTGGAGGAAAAGGGGGTTGCTCAAGTTGAACAGGAGCTTTTAGAAAAGCATGAGCAGGAAATATCAAATGAACCCGCTCAGATAGTAGACGAGCCCGCTTCGATAGCAGATGAACCCGCTCCAATAGCAGATGAGCCTGAACTAGATTTGGATGAGCAGAAAGTTCTTTCATATATTGGAAAAAGATATAACAAGCAGATAAATTCTTTTGATGAATTAATATCTGAAAGAAAAGAGTCCGATCCATTACCTGAAGACGTTTCAGCTTATTTGAAATATAAGAAAGAAACAGGAAGGGGATTTGAGGATTTTTTGAAGCTAAATAAGGATTATGAGTCTATGGATTCCGAAGAGATTCTTAGAGATTATTTAGCTGCCACCCAAGAAGGATTGGACGAAGATGATATTGACATCTTAATGGACGATTACAGATATGACGAAGATATCGATGATGAATCCAAAATTAAGAAGGTAAAAATAGAAAAAAAGAAAATTGTTGCTGAAGCTAAAAAGTTCTTTAATTCTCAGAAAGAAAAATACAAGATTCCACTTGAGTCAAGTTTTGGATCTATTTCTGAAGAGGATAAACAAGAGCTTGAGGCATATAAGCAATATGTACAACAGGCTAAAACTATAGAAGAAGAAAACAGCAGAAAAAGACAATGGTTTGAACAAAAAACAAACGAATTATTTGACACAGAATTCAAAGGTTTTGAATTTAGCGTGAATAATAAAAAAATTGTTTTTAATCCGGGAGATTCTTCTGAGCTTAAAAAAGCTCATTCAACGCCTGCTAATTTTATTAATAAGTTCTTAGATGAGAATGGATTAATAAAAGACGCTGTTGGATACCATAGGTCTTTAGCAATAGCTATGAATCCTGAAAAATTTGCTAAGCACTTTTATGAACAAGGGCTAGCAGACGCTACAGAAGGAACCATGAAAAGCATAAAGAACATTAATATGTCAGAGCAAAAGGTCCCTGAAGTGTCAAAATCAGAAGGAGGAATGCAATTTAGGGAGGTAGCTCCCAACTCCGGGAAGAGTTTAAAAATCCGAAGTATTAAAAAGATTTAATAACATTTAAAAATTTAAAAAATGGCAATTTTAGGAACCCCTACCTTCGCGCTGCAACCGGCAGCAGAACAGGTAGCTTTATCTACCAATTACATCACTAACTTCAACTTCTTGAATCAGTATCTTCCTGATACTTATGAGAAAGAATTTGAGCGTTACGGAAACAGAACAGTATCTTCATTCTTAAGAATGGTTGGTGCTGAAATGCCTTCTAACTCTGACCAAATAAAATGGGCAGAGCAAGGTCGTCTTCACATCAAGTACACAAACTGTACTAGTGCTCAAGCTTTGAATGCAAACACTGCAACTTTTACTGTAGCTGATACAGGAGTTACTTATGTAGCTATTCGTGCAGGACAAACTTTGTTTATCCAAAACAATGCATCAGGCACTTTCAACAAAGCTGTTGTAACATCTGTAACAAATGCTACTCAGTTTGTTGTTGCTTACTATGAAACAGGTGGTGCTACATCTGCAGGAGCAGGTCAGACTTACACCATTTTCATTTATGGTTCTGAATTCAGAAAAGGAACTAACGGAATGGTTGGTTCTTTGGAAGCTGAAGATTCAATATTCTCTAACAACCCAATCATCATCAAGGACAAATACGCTGTAAATGGTTCTGATATGGCTCAAATCGGATGGGTTGAAGTAACAACTGAGAATGGCGCTACAGGATACCTTTGGTACTTGAAGAGTGAGCACGAAACTCGTCTTCGTTTCGAAGATTATCTTGAGACTTCAATGATTGAAGCTGTACCTATGGATAACGCAACCAACGCTGCATCTACAGGATTGCTAGGATCTAGTGGAGTTTTCTATGTTGTAAATAATCGTGGTAACGTATGGGGTGGTGGTACTCCTACAACTCTTGCAGATTGGGATTCAATCGTAGCTCGTTTGGATAAGCAAGGTGCTATCGAAGAGAACGTAGTATTCGTAAATCGTGCATTCGGTTTTGATATCGACAACATGTTGGCTACATTGAATGGTTATGCTACAAGCGGTACCGGAGGTGGTGCTTCTTATGGTCTATTCGATAATGATGTTAACATGGCTCTTAACTTAGGATTTACAGGTTTCCGTCGTGGTTATGACTTCTATAAGTCTGATTGGAAGTACTTAAACGATCCTACAATGAGAGGTGGTTTGGTTGCTGCAGGCGCAGGATCTATCACAGGACTTTTGGTTCCTGCAGGTTCTACATCTGTTTACGATCAAATCATGGGTAAGAACGCTAAGCGTCCTTTCTTGCACGTTCGTTACAGAGCTTCTGAAGCTGAAGACAGAAAGTACAAGACTTGGATTACAGGTTCTGCCGGTGGAGCAGCTACAAGCGATTTGGATGCAATGGAAGTTAACTTCCTTTCTGAGCGTTGCGTATGTACGCTTGGTGCAAACAACTTCGTATTGTTCCGTTACGGTTCTTAATACCGAGAATATTGGAGGGGTATTTATCGCCCCTCCTTTTTATTATTTTACAATCAAATTAAATTATATAAAATGTCAAAAAGTACAACAGCTTCCAACAAAGTTTATAGATTAATAGGACAAAGTCCAATAAGTTACACATTACCATCAAGGAATCATCCTAGATATCCATTGATGTGGTATGATGAAAAGAATAACATAAACAGAGCTCTTAGATATGCAGTAAATCAAAAGTCTCCATTTGAAGATGAGCAAGACGGAAATGCTATACTTGAGCCAATTGTTTTTGAAGACGGCCTTTTGAATGTGCCCAAAAACAATCCTGTTCTTCAGCAATTTTTATACTACCATCCTTTGAATGGTAAAGTATTCGCCGAGTTAGATAAGGAAAAGGATGCCTCAAAAGAGGTTAGCGAATTGAACATAGAGGTTGACGCTTTGATTGAAGCTAGACAACTTACAGTAGACCAAGTAGAAATGGTTTCTCGTGTAATGTTTGGCAAAGACCCATCTACAATATCAACTGCTGAACTAAGAAGGGATATATTGGTGTTTGCTAAGAACAATCCTGAAGACTTCTTGAATATAATCAATGACCCTGAGCTTAAATTCCAAGCAAAGATTCATGTCTTTTTTGACAATGGGCTCTTAATCTTGAAAAATAACGATA